AGGATACTTCCTCAAGTTCCAAGTTTACGAGTTCGGTGGGCATTACACCATCTCCTTCAATGCACGACCACCAATACTGAAGGCCGAAAGTTTACCGCTTTTAACATCTTGCCATACTTGTTCGTCATTAACGCGGATAGCAATGATCCAGCCCTCACGGTCAGACTGAATACCCAGAGCCTTGGCTACATCATTAGTCAAAGGCATGGAGTGGATAACTTCACCGATACTTTCGCCAGAGTGCATCCTCTTGGCAGTACGCATGGAAAGCATAAAATTAGTGGCTGCTTTAGCCAGCAGTTCAGGTCTAATGAACTCGCCACTGTGATCAAGGCTAACTTCACCCTTTACTGTAGCTACATAAGCCCAGCCAAATGCGAGACGCTCTTCATCTAGTTGCTTTAGGATTTGACCTTCGATCTGGACTTCAGATTTAGTCATCTCTGATACAGACGTACCTGCTTCCCACATCCTACAAGACCAATAACGAGCAGATGTCTTATCTGTAGCTGTGTCGCAAGAGTGACGAGAGCGGAAGTTAGCACGAGCATCAGGGTCATCACGGCGTATCTCCATATTCGGATCACCGAAAGTAACCTTCTTGACGCCATCACCACTCTTGACATACACTCCAAACTTCTTTCCTGACCCTTCAGGAAGTCGGAATGGTTTATCCAGCGTGACTTCTTTACCTTGGTGCATAGCCTTCTGTGTGGATTGTTTAGCTTGAGAGTAAGCACCTGCAAAGGCACGGCTCTCTGACATTCCATCTTGCTCCATCATGGAGTTAAAGACATTACGGAAGATAGATTGTTGGTGAGGGGAAAGTTTACTACGGACAGCTTTAGGAAGATCATCTGTTGAAGCATAAGGCATCTAAATCACCAAGTTGACAGAAGCACACGCTTCCATGTATTCGTAGCTACACAAACGTAGAAGTAACTTGTGTCGAAAGCAGTGTCACCCTTACGACCAGTCGAGGATGCAGTAGCGGGGGCAGCCTTAAAGGTATCTTCGATGAGAGGCCGAACAAAGAGTGTTCCGTTACTAGCAGCATTGACTACAGCAGCTACAGAGATAACGTTGTTAGGGGAATCTGGTTTTGTAGTAGTCAACCCACCAGAAACTGTCGTGCTTGCATAGAGGATTGCACCATCAGTATAGGCCGAAGTGTTGATGCCACGAACCTCACCAAAGTTTGCCACAAGTCCATCTGCACCATTGGCAATACTCTCAGAAGAGATACCCATAATGGTGTGGCTATCAACAGTATTGTTGGCGATAAATGGGGCTACAAGAAGGATACCACTATTACCAAGAGAGCCAGCAAAGCGACACACTGTCCCAGCAGCAATAGTAGAGCCTGTGTTGTTGCGTACACGATAGTAAGTGTCCTGACCAACGTGCATAACAACGTTACCACCATTCAACCCTACAGCAAGGGTGTCGTAGGTAGCGTCCCAAGTCAGTTGACCATCAGTAGGGCTGGCAAGACCATTAGCAGTGTCAAGAGCGATATAGTCAACAGACTTAAAGAACTCTTCACGGGTGATCTTCTTTGTAGTTGCAGTAGAGGTGTCTACGATAGCAATGACATCATTCTGTGCAGCATCAGCCCCCGTAAGGGCAGTCAAGGCACTAATCTTGGTGTTAGCCATTGGGGACAACCTCCGAGTTTACTTCTTGTGTGGCTTGCTGTAGTCTTTGCTCATAAGCACCCTTGTCAAAGTCAAGTTCTGCAATGTTCATCAGGTTCTCAACAAGTTCTGGGTGGTCTTTGACTTCAATCCCTGCACCATTGAGGTTACGAAGGAAGGAAGCGATTTCACGAAGGTCATGAGGGGCAACGTCCCCTGCAACCAACTTAGGCATAACATCCCAAGAGAGGCCATTAAGTTGCCAGATACGTTCTACGAGTTGTTTGTTGAGGACATCTACAATATTATTGATGTAACTCTCAAGGCTACGAAGAAACAAGTCCGTCTTGGTCTTGGAGAGGGCATAAGAGCCACCACTAGAACCAAGCATCAGGAACTCAGCCATAAGACTACGAGCAATATCGTGTTGGTAGCGTTTGACTACGGGGTCAATGTCAATAGACCGAGAGCCATTAGCAGTGATCAGTTCAATGTCCATAAGACGCTGATTAGTAGGCTTACCGTCTGCATCTACATAAAGGTCAGATGGCAGGAGGGCATAACCTTGATCATTGTTCTTCAAATCACGAAGGATACGTTCAAACTGTGACCTTAGATTGGTTTGGTCTGCTGAAGCATCTGAACTCAAATACTCCGCAGGCATACGGCCAATAGGCACACCATGAAGTTCTCGTTCAATAGCCACGGCTTCATAGTTCTGAATCTTGTTGAGGTAAGTATAGCTGACATAAGCATTCCTAAGAACTGAACGACCAGAAGGATCATTATTCAAACTTGTAGTTCTATAGTAAACAGACTTTTCAACAGGGATCATTACGGGGAGTTTACCCCAAGTGGCTTCTTGGTACATACCCAAGACTTCACCAGTGGATGGGTTGATTTCAAAACGTTCAACAGTCCAAGGAGCACGAATGGCAATCTTCTTGACACCAATACGACCATCGTTGAACTTGGAGTTCTTCTTGGGGCTACGGAAGTCACCCTCACGACGCTTGTAAATAACTTCGAACCAACCAAACCCATAGGTCAAGTAAGACAGTGCTTCCGAGATGTGATCGTCAAGGCTTTCATCCATGTCGTCCAACACAGATTTAAGGAAGTCAGCTTCACGTTTTGCTTCTTCACTATCGTCAGCAGGCTTGATTTTGATTTCTACATCTCGTAGGGTCTGCTCTACAGCGTACATTACAGAGCCAACAATCGCATTATTGTCGCGCATCTCTTTGTACTTCTGGATGGCTTTCTTACCCTTAAGTTCTTGTAGGAACTCGTCAGCCCTGATGTCCCCGGTGTAAGTATTACGACCCGACACACCAAGCGTCATTTTAGCAGATGTTTCGGACAACTTATTCATAGGAGATCACTCTTCCGTAGTTTCTGTTTATTCTTGTTCAACTACAGACAACCCCATAGCTACAAGAGCGGATAGGCCATCCATACCACCGATAGCAGTCAAGGCTGTAGGAGATGCGCTGAGAGCCTCTGTGCTGAACGCTAGAGCAGCTTGCGCACGTTCTGCGGCTACCATGTCGATCACTTCAGCAGTGTCCCAGAGAGGGCGCTGTAGGGGTGCCTGCGCGAAGATGATCCACTCGTCTCTGGCTTCAAAGGAGGCTGCTGCATAGAGGTTGCCTTGGGCGTCTACCCAGTTCAGCCCACGATAGGTTTCCCCATCAGCCTCAGAGAAGCCAAGGCACATGGCATACTGGTTTGCATCAGGGATAAGGAGTTCAGGACAAGAGCATGTAATCCGCATCAGTATGCTCCCGTCTTTTCATTAACAAAAGTCTCAGTGGAGTAGATAGCCCCAGCGTCTAAGTTAGCCCCGAAGCGGACGATCAGGCTGTAGATTTGACCGTTGAAGGGGAGAGATGTTCCACCACGGCGACCGATGTAGATGGGGTAGGCGAGGTAGTTGCCTGTGCCTTGGTCGGTGAGTGTCTCCGCAGTTTGAACCCCGTTGATACGCAGGCGCGCCACATCTCCGGAGATGTCTCCAAGGCCTGTCAGGACGTTGGTAATGGGGGCTGCAAATGCACTGTTAGAAGTTGATGCAGTCGCAAAGACAGTTCCCTGTGTTCGGAAGTCGTAACGTAATGATGTTGGTGAACTTGGTGCTAGAACACCAAACGTCCCAGCGTTAACGCTGCTAGACGTGCTACTTTCCAGAAGCACACCAGCCGCAGCATCACTCAGCTTTCTTACCCCAGCAAAAACTTGAACTTCATCAATCCCCGGCGTGATCGTAGGGGTAACAAGGAAGTCGTCTACACCATCAAAGGACAGATACGACAGGGACCGAACACCAGCCTCAGTAACGTCAAAGGCAGTCCCTACGCGCTGGTATGCTGTGGCGGTGGAGCCGAGTTCGAGTTGAGCGCCCCAGACCAGCAAGTCCGCTTGAGCGCCAGACGTATTGCCGATTATGCCAGCAAGCAGTTGCCCAGTGCCAGCAGTTGCCGTGGAGGTGTGGCTAAAACGCTGCCATGTATCTGTGGCAATAAGGTTTCCACTGGCGCTTTGTGCGCCAAGCAGATTGTTGAAAAGCTGAAACGTCTGGTTCGAAGCCGCATTCCGCTTGACGTAGCATGAAAACGTATAGGGAACCGCTGCGATAGTGGACGAGGGTGGTTGTTGATATATGTTGCTGCCAGTACCAGCAGTTGTAACGCGCACGCCGTCGGCTGTAGTGGTTCCGTCGGGGGCTACACCGATATTGGTCCCCGTTTTGGACGCGCCACCAAATAGCAGCCAGTCGCCTGCGGCGAAATCCTCCGAGTAGACCAGCAAATTCCTCCGACCACCCAGAGGCACGATACCATAAGTAGGACGAGAAGCAGTAGTGGCTTGGGTGGCGTTATTTCCTCTTCCACTCTTGTCATTGATACGAGCAACAGTCTGACCCGGAGTGGTTACAGGGGTAGTTCCTGCGGTATCTTGGAACATGGTGGCGGTCGGGAAGCGTTCGACGACTTCGGTGTTTACATCGCTGATGCGTTGGTAGTCTGTGGCGACGGAGCCTAGTTCTAGTTGTGCACCCCACAACAGTACACCTGTATTAGCAAGAATTTGCCAATATGTGCTGTTGCCAGAAGCCGTACTTACTATAGACGTAATAGACACCCGCCACCAAGAGTTGCCAGCGGACACCACATTCACGCCAGTGGTTTGTCCCGAAGTGACAGCGCCTGTAGTCAGATTGACTGTTACCGTGTTTCCCCCAGGGACACCCTGACCTCCAACTGCAATTATGGTGAAAGTTGTCGAACCATCTGCTTTGACATAGAGGCTTTGGACCTTCGATCCTGTGATGCCTGTGTTGTCAAACCAAAAGATACGACTGGTAATGACAGCTTTGTCAGCCGTTGTCGTGCCATCAGGTGCAACAGCCACATTGGTGGTCACTGTCGCGACTTCTTTATTCCAAGCCGCGTTGTCGAACTGCTCAGTGAACGTCAGCAGGTTCCTGCGCCAAGCGAGGTTTGCTACATCAGAGGGATCGTACCAGACTCCGGGTTCAGACGTAGCGAACAGTGACAGGGGAGAGAACCTAGAACCAGAAAGGAGTTGCCCTCTAAGGGACACAGGAAGAGCAATAGAGGGCATCTTGGTTTCCCTTAGAATTTAGCTGGACACAGCGGGAGTGCGAAGCACGTTAGATAACCAGAGAGTGAATACCAGTAGCGGTAGTACCAGTTGCTTTGATCCGAGTAACACCAGCGCAAGTCA